TTCTATCGTGTATTCGATACCCATCATTTCTAGTGCTTCTATTATCATCTTAAAAAGCCATATAACAAACTCAATCAACATTTGCTCGTATTCCTGTTCTTGTTGTTTTGTATAGCGTTTCATCTCGCACCCCACAATGTTACTGTTTGTTCTGGCTTGATAATCGGATCTGGTGTTGCAGCTATTGCCAATGCTGACAGCGTAATAGCAAGCAGAGCGATAAGCCCTACGCCTACCATATACAGCTTCTGCCGATACGATGCGCTCAAGTAAGGAGCCACGCGCCAGTACGTCTTGCCGTCTGCCGTACGTGTTGTCGTGAATTCGATGCCGATGTTCATGATGTTACCCTTGTGAAATTGGTGATTTACGATTTAGATTACGAATTGCGCTGGCTTCCGACAATCCAATAGCTGATATCTTTCGTCCGCTGCGTGCCGTATAGGTCGCTTTATAGACGTTGTGGATGCCGCGCTGCATAGAGTGCTGTTGCTCAATGCTGATAGTGATTGTTTGCTTGTTCATGATGTTACCCTTGTAAAAAGTGAATGATTGCAGTGTAGGATGCTGCGCCCCGTGGTTAGTTATTTGCAGATTTCTATAAACTTTACAGAACCAGAATTGTAGATTTTGGCATCTACGCCCGCTGCTTTCAGACGCTCAACAGCGTTTGTTGCTTGCTTATAGTTTACATATGTGCAAGCGTTAAGACCGAAGCGGCCTGTCTTTGCAAGAACCGTTGTACCGTAGCGGTTGTTGAGCTTTGTTGTTTCGATTGCGTTTGTCATTGCCGTGCCCTTGTTAAGTGTGAACTTGATTACGTCACAAATATACGTAAACATTTTGTCTACACAATAGGCAAATGAAAAAAAATGCAAAAAAATTGCACTTTTTCTCAAATAGGTAAAAATATCGTGGTTTTCTTTACGCTTTGGCGTCGTAAACCATAGCATCAGGCACGTTCAGCTCGCTAGGTAAGCGGTACGCAATGATCCGCGCCTTGTCATATCCTGCTATGCTTACCTTGTTTGACTGGTTACCGCCTAACACATAGACGTATTTAGCCGTCTCGCGTACGTAAAAGCCAACGTGACCGCCTCCCGTGCGGGTCATGACTACAATACAGCCCGGATGCGGCTTGCATGACTGCCCATATTTAGACCACGACCGCGCTGCCGCTGATCCAGTCACACTATAACCAGCATTACCTACGCACCAGTTGACAAAAGAAGAACACCACGGCGTCTCATCGTCCTTCGCCTTCAACGTCGTGCGCTGGTGGTACTCAACGATGCGCTTGTTATGCTTTGCGCCTGCTATTTCGGCCTGCCCTTTTTCCTTTTGCGCGATCTGCATCCAGCTATATTCGGTCGGCTGCTCTACCTTTGGAGTGTTTAGCTGTTTTGATATATTGCCAGACCATGTTTTCAAGGCCAACAACAAGTTCTTCATCATCAAATCGCCTTCCTATCGTGTAAAGTGCCGCATGTATGAATTCATGGATAAAGGTTTGCGTCATCGTGTCCGCTGTGCAGGGCTTGCCTTCGACAGTCCGCGCGATCCGGATCGTGTAGGTGTCTATGTTGCATTCGCCGTACAAGTGCTGTACTTCGCCCGCAGGGGTCACTACAACAATAGACTTTTGCAGCTTGACACGCCACGTATTGCCGCCGAGCTTGAAAGATGTTGGTGTCATCGCACCACCCCTTGCAGGATTACTTTGTTGTGAACCGTAAAGTTACCCTGCGCTTCTAACTCCACCAAAGCTACGCCGTGATTCCAGTTGTTACGAGGCGCGTAGCGGGGGTTTAGATCGCATAAGCACCCAACAGACCATCCAGCTATAAATGTACCGTCCAGCGGCCTTCTAAACAGGTCTGTGGATGTTTTATGCACGTGCCCGACCATCACATTGTCTACGGCTTTCATGCGGTAGTTACGCGCTGGATTAACACCACCGCCCCCAAACCATTCGTGACCGTGATCTATCCATAGCTTGCCCGCTTTAACCTTTGCCCGCTCGTCTACCCACTCTATACCCTGCTCATGCAAACCCAGCATCTCTTCTAGAATGATCGTGCCTTCTAACTCTTTGGCTTTCTGTGCTAGATAACGCTTGAGCCGCTCTTCGTGATTGCCTTCGCGGTAGACAATCCGCACCTTATCGCCAAAGAATTGGCGTAGATGTTTGACCATCGTACGCGCCGCGTCCAGCTCCCACTTCCACGAGCGGTTATTTTCTACTTTTTCATGCGAAGAAAGGTTGTAACAATCCATCATATCGCCGTTTAGAAGCAGCGTATCTACTCCGCAGTTGCGCAGCCATTCAATAGCGGTTAAATATGCCCCGCTGTACGTTCCGTCTGCTTCCCTGCGCAGATCGTGAAAGGGCCAATGAGCATCCGAGATTACGCCGATCTTGTTACACGTAGACAAGTCTGTTATCTCATCTTCTCGTAACTCCCCTGCAAGCGGAGCAACTGGCTCCGGTTCTTGACCGAATACAGCACCGGTTACGGCCTGCTCGGTATAGCTAGATTCTGCCCTAGCAATGCCAAGCTGAATGTTGGTGTTGTTGGTTTTCATCTTTTTGAGCCGCTCGGCCCGCATAGCTGCGACCGCTTCGTACTCTTCATCGCTCAATCGGACTGACTTGTTACCCATCAATTAGCCCTTACGTTGTGATCTTTCGCCCATTGCTCCAGATAAACGATAACGTGCAATAGCTGCGCACGTCGCACCGGTGGGATGTCATCGTATGCTATCACTTTTAGCTGCTCGATCAGTTCTTCAACGTCTATCATAGTGCTGTCCCTGCTTCCGTTATCACCTTCAAGCGTAACGCTGCCGATGCTGCATACTGCAAGCTTGCTCCGTTGTTGGATATTACGATGCCGTACAAGAAGCCCGCCGTAGAACCCACACCAGTACGATAGTAGCGAGCAGGATTAACGCGCGCCACCCATTTAGTATCAGATACGCGCACATAGTCCGCCTGCGCTACTGGTACGACCGCCACAAGATCAGTTACGCTGCCATTAAAGACCGCTCCAAGCGTTGGCGTGCTCGGCGAGCTGTTTGTATAAAGGTAAACATGCAGCGGTGCTTTTTTGATATTAGCGCTGCTACTAGCAGTCTCTTCAATCTCAAGCTGCCGCAAGATCATGTGCTGGTTTGTCGTGTTCGCCGTACCTTCAAACGTTATCACCGTATTCGATACGGGATAGTATTGAGAAAGCGCACTTGTAGATACGCTGGTTAGGTCGATCCATCCAAGATCAGATGAGTTAGTCGCGCTTAAAAGATTAGGCGCAACGGGTGTATTTGGTAAGCAGCTCATTGGTTGTGGTCGAATTGGTAAAGAAATCCTGTTACTGGGTTGTTGTATATCTCGATATTGTCGCAGTTCTCGCGGTGACCCGTTACGTATCCGTAAACAGAGGTAGGATACAAAGCTACGTCCAAACCAGCCAAGCTATCTTTGGCGTAAATACGTATAGTTAGTACGTCGCCTGTACGCATAGGTATATGAGCACCGCCGCCCATGTGGGTATCAATGATCTTGTTTGCGCCCATCATGTTATTGTCAACGTTATCAATAATGCGGTAAAGCGAGCCGTTAAGGAACAATCCGAGCTTTGAGCTTGAAACGTTGGCATTGTTGGCAAACTGAAAATTGAGGTAAGCATAGACCCAGTAGATACCTGCCGCATCTTCAGGGCAGCGATATTGCCAGTATGCCGTACCATCAGCTACAACGCCGCCATTGGAGCAGCCCATAGCCCGCAGCACTTCGTTGTTAAATGCTAGTATCTGCCAGTCATTTACTCGGTATGCTTGATTCTGCTTTATATCCCATTGGAAAGAACGCTTGTAATCCGACACCCAATGCTTCGATCTGTGTTCAGATTCGTGCATTGCCTTCATCAGCTTGTCATTATCCGTCTGGATATACTGGTTAGTGATGTAGAGCTGCGTAATATCGCCGTAGCGGATGTTTACGATCTCTTGGTACGTCACCGATGTTGGCGTTGTACCAACTTGGAAGATCGCACCATTACGCATTTGGTCACGCTCAAACGCAAGCGATGCTGGAGCTACCTTGCGGTTCTTGATTGGATCGTTAATTGGCATTATGCGCTCACCATATAGTAGCGGTGCGTAGCTTTTGCGCTTATCAAGTCAACGGATATTGATACTGGCATTGCCTTATCCCATGCGATGTTATCGAATTTGTCTGCCGCTTCGTTGGTTAGCTCGAATTTGCCCGCGATATAATCCGTCATTACCTTATTGCTTATGCTCAAAGGCCACTCTACCTCTACAATAGCGTTGTTTTCATTGCTAAATACCGTTAGAAGCAGGTTACACAGGGCAGCCGTGATACATCCGTTAACTTGGCAGTCATTGATTTGTAAGAAATACGTTGATTGAGTTTGCGAGTTCGTCTTGAAATCAGTAGCTGGCACTGGGTTCTTGAGTCCGTCCGGGTCTACTTCAACAAATTGCGATGAGCTGTACCTGATTTTCGTCTTTTCATGCACCTTGATAAAGTTGCTAGGCGAACCGCCGTAGTAACTACCACGCACGTATAGCTGGTTAGTCTGCTTTATAGGTGCTTTAAACTTGGGCCACCTATCATCTGGGTTGTTGTCCTGAATATGCACCGGCATGTTATGCAAAAGTGGCTCTATATTCATGCTTCGCGATGCCCTAGCCCCGCGCTGCACCTTGACAATATCAGTAGCGTCGCGATCTGATTCGGTCTCGTAGCGTACTTCTGCTTTTAAGATGTTATCGCCGCGCTTTGTGATGCTTGAGTACGTCAACGCGCTGGACAATGAAAGCGTAGCGTCTACGTTACTCGGATGATCGCGGCCTTCTGTTACCATCTTCACGTCGAATACTACGTTTATTGCCGTGCCTGATCCTGTTCCGCTTGTTGTAAAGCGATAGCCAACACGTACGCCCGATTGCTCGCAGAGGGTACGCAGCACATCGTATGCCGTAGTATTGGCGTTTGCAATGCCGTACTTGTCCTGCTGATTCATTACGCCGCCTATCGCCGTGGCATCACCTACCGGCGTGATCTCTACAAGCGCGTACATCTGTGCATTTGTTAGCGCTGTACTGTCAGCGTTGCGCGGCAAACTCTGAACGCTAGCGGCAGCGTACCAGTCTACCGCGTGATTCATGAGGTTGCGCAAAGCATTGGTGCTATCAAACGTACCGCTTGCGGCGTGTGTCAAGGATTCGGCGAAGTAGCTAGACGAGTTATAGTATGTGTCCATTACATTGCCGATAGACAAGAATTTTCCTTCTGCGTTAACGCTCCAAAACTCGTGCACTTGCTCGCGATCATTGAGATTGCTTGGGTTGAGTCTGATCTGCCAAGCATTAGGCCCCGACGTTATTACTTGCCCTAGCGATTTAGCAATTATCAGTCCTATCTCGTTAAAGAACTGCTTGCCGTTCATTGTCTTGAGCCAGTAATATGCGATGTCTACCAGCTCTACGTTGTATGAGAAAAAGCCGTTATCGAGCGGCTGTAATTCTAGTGCTTCTACGTTGTCTTCACATCCTGCAAACTCAAGCGTCCACGTTGCGCCGCTCGTACCGCGATCTGTGTAGAGATACCACGTATTGCGCTTGTACCCTGAAAGCAGTAACGGGTCTTCCGTAAAAGCATCTTCAAGGTACGTCTTCATTGCATCGGGGAGCTGATCCCACACAAGCCGAAATGAGAACGTAGCTGGATTCATAAGGCCATACGGCAGCGAATCAAACTCTGCTGTTAGTGCGCCCATCTCAAGCAATACCACTTCTGGCAACGGTACAATCGTATCACCAAATGCGCCGTCGTAGCTTATCATGTCCAGCCGCACTTGCCATCCGTTCGGCATAGTGCGAGCAATGCGGTAATGTGCCATTAGCTGCGCTTCCTATGCTCAAACGTGAGCGTTAAAGTACGATTGCCGAATTGCTTATTGATTGCTGTGTTGTTAGACGTCAACGTTACAGGATATACATACGTTGCCGCTGGATAAGCCCGCGAACCACCATCTACGCGAAGGTACAAGAACTTGAAATCTCGAATAATGTTCAATAGCGTGATCATGTCCTCCATATCCTGTTCTAGCGATACGCTCGTTGCGTTGTAACTAAACGGATAGGTTTCTATTTGGAACTGTATACGCCGCGTCGTGAATCCTATGACCGTGCCACTTACATCTTCAAGCGTGCCTGTATTGAACACATAGTCGAATTGCGGTGCAAGTATGTAAACGCTCTTGTTTGTCGCGGTAGTCAACGCTGATATAAGCATCATTGCCCCGCCATACGTCGCGTCGCTTGTTGTCGTAGCTGTATCTGTATTGCTGCCGTACAGCGTCATTGTCCAGTTACTCTTTGCTGGCATGTTATCCTCTCAACTTTCTTGCAATCATTCGTGAGCGATCGCGCTCGTAAAGATACGTATCCATGCCTACTTGCAGGTCTACTCCCATTTGGCCCTGAATACCATTCGGCATTGAGTCCAGACGCTGCCGAATTGCGGATAGCTCCGAGCGCATAAGCTGCAATTCAGTTACTGGTATCGTGCTGATCTGGTTATCTGCTAGCATCTTCTGCAAAGCAGGGAATGACTCAAGCGATTTGCCGCTATGCAAGTGCTCAAGCAGCGCCCTGTTCTTGCGTGTTGTATCGGCAGTCATTACGAACTCTTGCCCGTGGACTACGCCCGCTACTTGCTTTGTGCCGCCGTTGCCCGTGTAACCGCCTTCTTCAAAGCCAGACAATGCGGACTGCAATAATGCCTTCAACGCTTGCACGGCTGCCAAACCCGCGATTTGTCCGAATGGCGGAGGGATAACCGAGCTAAACAAGGCCACAATCGACGGCGTATACAAGTCAAGCAATGCGCTAACAGTCGAACCGACTACCTTCTTGAGTGCTTCCCCTGCGCTTTCACCGCCCGCTACAAGAGATGCAAAAGCAGCACCCGCAGATACGGCTATCTGGTTAAGTGCAGCGTCCTGTACTTCCGCTGATTCTTTGGCTAACTTCTCATCTTCCTTCTTAAGATTGGCGCGATCCTGCGTATACTTTTCCTCTATCGCCTTGAGTGCTGCCTCGTAAACTTCCTTGTCTTTGATACCCTGATCTTGCAGAGCTTTAACCTCTGCTGCCTTTAGTTTTTCAAGGTCGATCTCTTGTTTAGCTATCTCTTTTCTACGTTCCAATGCAGCGTTTACCGTATTGATACCGTCCTGCGCTGCCTTTGCCTGCTGATCTGCGATAGCTTGGAATGCCTGCGAGATAGCCGTAGCCGTCGCACTTGCCGTCTGTTCTTGTTGTGATTGCAAGTTAGCAAGCTGATGTACCGATTCTTGGTAGGTCGCTGTACCGTCCTGCAAGTTCTCTATTAGCTTTTCTTGCTCTTCATTCAACGCCGCTGCTTTGTCCGCAGCTTCGCCGTAGATAGTCGCAAAATCTACCGAGCGCAGAGCTTCACCGATGCCACGCAATGAGTCTGCGAATATCTCCCCTGCCTGCTTTACCTGTTGCTGCCTTATCTGCGCTACAATGTCAGCCGTTCCCTTCGCAATCTCGTCTGCGCTCTGCTGGTATGCGGCGCGAATCTGCAAAGCGTACACATCTTTAGTATCGGATGGTAGCGACTGCAATCGTGCAAGTATCTCTGCGCGTACTTTATTTGTACGCTCTGCATAATCGGCAGGATTTAGCAAGCCCTGCTCGATCTCTTTGTTAATCTTTGCAATAGCAGCCGCATACTCTGGAGTAGATGCAATGATAGCGTCTACCGTTGCAGTCAGTCCGCGCTCAATAGCTGATCGTTGTGCGTTGAGAACAGCCGTAGCAAGCGAGTTATCACCGCCTGCAAAGCGTGCCTGCAATCGTGCAAGTAATTGATCCGCTACTTTGGCGTTAAGCTCTTCTACTTTCTTTGCCTGCTCTTGCGCCTTTGCTAATTCATCGGCGCGCTGCTTTGCCCGTATTTGTGCAATAGCGTCTGCGCTTTCCTGCTCTAATTTCTTGAGCTGGATATTAAATATTTCGCGCTGCGTTGTCTCTAGCTTGCCCTTGCCCTTAATAGCTGCAAGCTGCTCATCCAATATCTTCTTCTGAAAGT